CGACTATCCTGTCTTACTACTTCGCAGGCTAACTGAAGTAGACTAATTCTATGAATTTCCATATAACAAATCACGCATTTCTAAGAATGAGAGAACGATGTAAAAAGAAAGTATTTGAGGACTTTATTGAATATATCTACAAAAACAGTGAACCTTTATCAGACTCTGAATTGAGAAGAATGTTTTATAAAGGTGTAAGTGATTTTAAAGAAGACTATCTATTATGTGAATGGCGTAAATATAAAGGATGCATTTGGATCTTTATACGAGATAACGGAATAAATCTTAAAACAGTTATCTTAGCATCACAAATGTGGGATTATTCAGAATATAATACTAAACCTTGTAAGATTTGTAGAGGGACAGGGAAGATAAAATTAAAATAATATGTTTTACTTTTTAATACTAGTCGGTCTTATAGGAATTATTATAACATTCCCTTGGTTACTCTGGGTGTTGTTAATAATAGTATCTATACTTGTGCTGGCTGCGAAAAGCTAATCTTCTAGTTTAGCTCGAATAAGCCCAATAATCGCATTCAATGGTATTGACCCTTTTTGGGCGTATTTCCCTAGCTCATTTAATGCTATGCCTGCCCCAGATTTTATTACTGGCGAATCTATTAAGTCAGCTATGAGACCAATTGTTGCACCTTTACTTCCACTTACAGCTGCCCCAAACTTAGTGCCTAAACCAAGAAGATTAAGATTTCCTATTCTGCCACTTGCTTTAGATAAGGCAGTGTCAAAAGTATATAATTTTTTTAATCTACTATTTATATCTCCAATGACGGGAGATTTTTCAACAATCTTCTCTTTCAAAAATCTTACACCTTGTTTTCTTGCCTCTTGCTCCGCACCAGATAAATCATTGTAATACTTTCTTAATGTCTGTCCAGTTGAAACTTTTATCTTCTGCGCTTCTTCAATAGGTATCTCATCTCCGTAATTTTTTAAGAATCTTTCCCCTATTTCATCTATTTGTTTTGTGGCTTCTTCTGCTTTTTGTGGGTCTATATCATGTGAAAACAATTTCTTTGCTTCACCAAGATAATCAATTATGCCTTGAGTTTTTATAGTTTGTCCTGATGCTTTTCCTTCTTCAATAGCCTTGCCTAGTATTTCTTCAAAATCATTTATCTTATTTGTAGTTTTCTCAACGCCACCTTTAGTGAGCCAAATCTTCTCTTCTAGCCCAATCTTAGCAATGTCAGATGCCTCTTCAATGATCTTACTACCTTTTACAACATTTCTAGGCTTTAAAGCACTTTGGTATAGTTTTTCAGCTGCTTTAGTAAGAGGAGTTTTTAACGCACTGCCGACAGATTTTACAGCCCCTGGAGACAAAAATTCAGCCACTCTCTCAGTATAAAATCCAGCTTTACCAGATGGAGTTTCTGGCTTTTCTGTCAATTCCCCCTCGTCAGCTCCTAATCTTTTTTCGAATTTAGACATTGCTGGACTTAACGCACTGCCTGCAGAAATAGCACTAGATATATTTGCAGGTAATCTTGTTTTTAAAGCCTCTGGTATTTTTCCTAGAGTTTCAGAAGATTCCCTGAGTGTTTTTAATACGCCAGTCCCAGCTCCAGCAAAAAAATCTCCAACACTTCTTTTGCTAGTAGATTCAACAATTCTTTGTTCTGCTATTCTCCTATTTGCTAATTTATCAAATTCTTCCCATGAATTTTTTGCATCATTCTGAACAGCCTGAGTAGTAGATTGTCTTAAAATTTCTCGTGCTTTTTGTTTTTCTTGTTCTGTAAGCATATTAAGCTAGATTAGTATTAAGAAATGCAGCAACTTCTTGTGAAGTATAGTAATCATTTGGATTAAGAGAGTCTTTTTTGCCTGATTTTTTCCATGTAATATCAACGTGTGTACCACGTCCTGACGCTATTTGTTCTTTAGTAAGTTTCTGTCCAGACATACTTAAAAGATTTCCTGTATTACCCTGTTTACCTATCGTAGTTCCCTTTGATACTTTTTGTCCAACCTCAACATTTGTATCATCAAGATGGCTTAACCATATTTCACTTCCATCAGACAGCCTAATCGCCACTTGTTTTCCAAATCCATAAAAATTATCTCTAACTTTTACTACTTCGCCAGATAGAGGAGATTTAACTTCTGCACCTTTCCCACCTTCAAGTACTAAATCCAATCCAGGAGACCAAGCATTTGAACCTCTTTCTATTCCTGTGGCGATACCTGTTCCAATAGATGTTTTTACCTTAGAACCGTCTTTTATCCCGAGTGAGCCTTTTACGCCCATGCTCAGGGGCTGGTTAAAACCTTGTTCTTCCATATAAAACTCAAATAATTCTTGTGGAGTCTTATCTGGAAAGGCATTTTTGAGACTATTAAATTGGTTGAGTTCGTCTTGATTGGCACGAGTTCCAAAATCAATCACATTAGAATATTTAGACGTTGGCATTTTGAAGCCATTTATATATTCAGTCCAAGCGCCTGCAATACCGCTTACATTTGCTTGAGAAGAAAATTCTGTTTCCTTTTTTTCTGCTGCTTTTGTAATTGAATCTGTCAATGTTTCCGCAACTTTGATATATTCATCAACTTTCTTAGTACTTAAAACACTACCTTTTTCAATTTTAGCAGGTAAATTTTGTATTTTATCTAACACTCCCTGTGTACTTCCTATTAAGCCTATCTCACCTTCTCTCACGGCAGATTGATAAGTATCCAACGCTTGTATCATTGAATAAATAAAAGATACTTGTAATGCGGCGTTAGTCGGATCATTTTCCAATTCGTCTGATACTGTTTTTAATACTAAAGTCCTATCGGCTGCTTTTACAAGTGGCGAAGCTTGGTATTTATTTACTATACTATTAAAAGTGGCTATTTGTTGTGTTGTGAGACCATCGCCGACTGTCTTTTTTAACCAATCTGCATAAGTTTTCCCAGTTCCTTGTTCCCCGCCAGCGTATTGCCATTCTTTATAACTAGACGGCATTGTGGTATCAGCCTGTTGTTTTTCATTTAGATATTCTTGCCATGTTCCATTATATCCTAACTCTTGTTGAGCATAATTATATTCTTGAAATAATTGAGGTACTAATTGACGTTGAGAATTTAAAATATCAAGTTCGCGTTTTTGATCTTCTTGGCTTAATTTAGACATTTCTTGATATTTATTTCTAACAGAGCCAACTAATATATTTGGAGAAATGCCTAATTCTTCTGCGTATTGATTAAGTTCTTCTTGTGACGGCAAAATTAAATTTCCTTCGTCATCATAGGAAATCATGCTAGAAGAATATAAATCAAGATTATTTTTTAAAATTTCTTGACTTAATTTCTGTTGTTCCAAATTAAATTTCTTTGTATCCATAGCCTGCTGAGCAGCCTGAGCATATTCTTCAGCTTGGCGAACACGCACATTCTCTTCTTCTTTGAGAAGAGTTCTATAATCTTCACGCAATTGTGAAGCAAGTTTAAAATTTTCGTCAGCAATAGCAGAATTTATTTTATTTATAGACTCTTGCTTTTGACTTTGTAATTTGCTACTTTCAAACTGGTGCTCATTAACAAGTTGTCTCATTGCATCTGCGGCATACGGAGTTCCTTCTTGTCCGAGTCTAAAACCAAGCACACCTTGTGTAGCTACCTCTTGTTTTTGCTGTTCTTTTAACTTTCTTTCTTCTTCTCCAAATATATTTTCAATTTCAGAAAGTCTTTGTACTCGCTGTTGCTCTAATTCACCTTTTCTCTTTTCAACATCTTCTTCAAAACCACTATAATCTTCTCGTAGTTGGTCAAGATAAGTCGAAACAGGCTGTGATGTAACAACCCCAGTGTTTATAGTATTACTAAAAGATTCTGTGTTTGTTGGTGTAGTTGAAGGTGTTGTTGTAATGGTGGGGGTCGTAATAGGCTGTTGTGTTGATGGTTGGTTCATCTCACTTAATACAACAGGTTTAAATATGGCAAAAGCATCTACGTCACCACCCATTGGGGTAGATCCAAATTTTTGAGTATATGCTTGTGTATAATCAGTCAAGCCAAATTTAGGATTTTGAGATAAGCCCGCCTGTATAAGACTTTTTATTTCTTCTTGTGATGCCATATTAAGAAATTACTTTTTTATATTTACGTTCAAATTCTGTTTTAACTTCTATAATTCTATAACCAAAACGTATCAAATCAAAATCTTGTGCTTCTCCATTCGTGCTTAATTGAAGTGATATATTAAAAAACTCAACATTAGGTTTAAGTTCAAGAGCATAACGATATTTAGGCTTATCCTCTGGCTCTGGATTTGAGCCTATTTTACGTCTCCCATATTCAGAAGCTCCATAGGGGTTATATTCGGTATCATCAAATTTATTTGCCGTATCTGTCCCCCTCAATGTATATTCTTCTTGTGAAGTAATTCCATTTTCATCATATAAAATAGCAGCCGTTATTTCGGTATTCTCATTCATAGAAATTTCTATATATACTAAGTCTGCTTTTTTTGTATGATATGGTAAACCAAAATCTTCTGCCCATGTACGTAAAGTAGCCGTAAACGCATTAGTGTTATCACTTTTTTCACTAATTACTTCATACGTGTTTGAGTTTATTGATGAATGCCAATGAAGTTCGTTCTTCCCATCATCGCTATCATATACAATTGTCCAATCATTTACATACCATCCTATATACGGAGTATCCCATTGAATAGGAATTATTTTACCTTCCTTGGTAATGGATCTTCGCTCAAGATTTCCTCGTACCACTATGTCATTAAATGTAGAGTCTTCATCTTGTTTAAAAGCGTACCACACTTCATTTTCAAAACATATTCCGCAACCTTCATCGTGAATACCTTTAGAAAACACTTCTTGCATCGGGTCAGATAATGTAATATATTGGGGCTCTTGATTTTCTGTTATACCTGATAATAGCGCCATTTTTTTGTCTGGTGTAATAAATATAATTCCTAGTGGCGTAGCAAATGTAGATTTTTGATTAGTTGATCCAAGAGTAGTTCCTTTATCATCAGCAGGCATAAGAGTCGCATATCTGGGCACATCGATACGAGTTCCTGATTGTACAAAATCTAAAATCTTAATAAGTCTTTTCTTAAAACAAACCGCAGTTTTATTTAGTTTAGAAAAAGCTGTAATTGGTCCACCAAACTCAACTTCTTTAGCCCCGCCAAGCCCATCTGTCGCTCCCGTAGCCCAGTCGTCTGGATCATCGAGTTTAGAATAAAGCCACACGCTTTTTTTTGATTCATTCCTAGCGTGCAAGCGCCCATCGTGAGCCATGACAACTTGTCCCTTTTGAGATGACATAGCACTTACGACCTCTGGACTTTGCACAATTATATCTCCAACAGTTGGAGTTGTTGGAACCGCACTACACCCAGTAAATGATTGCCCTGATAGCCCTGTATAAGTTATTTCTTCACCATTTATAATAATAGTTCCTGTCGCAGTAAAACCAAGATTTGCTAAAGTTACTGAACCTGACACAGTAATTTGATTGGAACTGTTATCTGACGCATAAAGACCGTATGCTCCACTAAAACGATACCATTCGTCAGCGCCATTACAAAAATATGAATAAGCAATTACATCATCACTATCTCCTATATTTCCATATCCAAATTCTAATCCTGATGTAAAGCCTCCTTTTAAAAGTTCGTATTCTATGCTTACGCCTTTGAGCCAAAAATAAATACCTGTACTAAATGCTTTTAATTCATATATTACTCCATCTCGTGTTTCGTATACCCACGATCGTTTGACAGGTGTGGCGTTAGACTGCTCAGTTCCTATCACGGCGTATCCTTTACGTAAAGTAGGTATATTATTATTGCCAAAAGTAACATTTTGTCCTATAGGAAACGCACCACGATTTTGTGTAATATCGTCTCGTGTCTCATAGCCTTTAAACAGAGCAGATTCTAAACTATCAGGGAACATTACCCACTGTTTTAGGTTTTTGTTTGGATCAATTAAAATTTGAGACTTGGGTTTCATATTTAAAATTTGTTTGCATTTTTATACCACGTGCTTTGCACATGAGATTGTTGGCTTGGATATGTTTTCCTTAATTCTTTTTCTGCAACCAAGAGTTCACGAGCAAAATAAGTAGCAAGTGCCTGGTCTTTGAGAGAAAATACAGCTGCCTGTTCAAGAGCTTTATATTCCACGCCTTCCTCAGCTTCGAAAGGAATAAGTATCTGATCATCTGTTGCCGTAACTGCCTCTTTATAAGCACTGCCATTTTTAACAGAGTATTTAGAATAATAAGGAAGTTTAAAATAAACCGCTTCTGATAAAAATATATTATCAATTCTATAATATCCATTTACTGTTCCGCTTGTCCCGTGAGTTATTTCTATTTCTAAATAATCAACGGCAGTATCATCAACTGAACCAACTTCTGTTTTATCAGCCATATCAAAACCTATCAAACCATTTCCTTGCCCGAGTGTATCTCCGTTATGACGAGTAGTAATACCACTTATTTGATAGTAATTAGACGCATCATTGCCTATACGTAATGTTACTGATGTCAAGTCAACCGCATTTGGATTAAACAAATCAAAGAAAATATATGAATTAAGCAAATAATCAGTTAAATCTAATGACGAAAAACCATTACAAACAAGCGTTGTTGTCCCGCCAGAAGCAGTTACATAAAATCTTATAGAAGCTTCACCCTCAGAAAAAATTTGTTCATCTAATGCAAGTGACGAGCCATCTCCTGAAATTGTCCATGTCCCATCATCAGTAAGAGATTCACATAAATTGATAGGAATTTGTACTCCATCGCTATACTCAACAAGCAAATAAGGTGTTTCTTTATTAAATTTAATAGCTGTACGTTTATTTACAAGCCAATGAACGAACTCTCTTGCGGTATTATGTTCAAAATTAGGACTATCTAAATCGTATGGTCGTTTTGGCTCAATAATTCCTGCGAAATCACTAGGTAAACTATACTCTCTAACACCATTAAATAATAGTAAGTCAGTCTCCCGTTCTGTCTGAGGCAATTTGTATCCTTTATAGAAATACTTAATTGCTTTATTTAGATATACAAACATATCAGTTTCATCAACTCTCTGACCTGATATTTGCAATTCTGTATTTGCGTTACTAATTATTGTTGAAACTTGTATCATATATTATATTAAATTTAGTCTATCCAACCCACCTATCAAGAGATGGGTTGAGAGATTAACCTTCAATTTCGTAGAATAAGTCTGCTGTGATTACATTGGTTGTTTCTGTATTTACAAATGAAACGGTACTATCTGTAACAGTAATTACACCTGCATGATAAATACCTCCATCTTCTCCAAGATGCCATGCTGTTGTCCTAATTGCCCCTGTTGGAGTACCAGAAATGTCTGAACTTAAACAATCATCACCCCCATTTACAGTCCATCCTCCTTGACTAAAAAATACTGCTTTATCTCCATCACCAACCGCATGAACTCTAACTCTCGAAGCCTGAAAACCTGTGTTGACTATTGTCGTTGCTGTACCTGTAAACTGCATAGTTCCACTGATTACTTTGAGTCCTCTCTCTATTAAAAGAGTCGTTGGGGATATAGCCCTACCTATCTTGTAACTATTTGTTCCTGCCGATGTGCTAATTCCACCTGCTACATTTGATACATAATAAACTGTCCCAGTAGTAAGCCCTGTAAACCCATATACAAGTCCGTCTGTTTGTACGTTAATAGCATTTCCTGATGTTATGGTCTGACCGAACTGTGCAAACCCTATAAAATCGAATGTAGTTATAACAGCGTCTGCATCTGTTTTTAAAACCTGCCCTGTGGATGTGCTGAAGTACACTGCTTGAGGTGTGCTTGACGAGTCTATAGTTTCTCCAGCGATAAAAGGTTGTGTGTTTAAGTTTCCCTCATCTATCCAGTCGTTGTGTAACTCACCACTACTATTAGCCAAAGGTATCTTAGAAGCTGTAGGGGTTGAGGTTGCGATAAGGTCTGTAAGTGTTGAAGTGTTGATTTTTACTCCGCTGCTGTCACTCTCTACTCCTGTCGCACTTTGAGTTTTCTGGTATAAAGCTCCATCACTACCAAATGCCATGCCTGTTGTTGAGGAGGCGTTGACATATATCTCGCTATCAGTAATTCCTATACCAGCTGTTGTTGAAGCTGATAATGTTGAAATACTTGAAGAAGTAAAATTATAACTACTTGTAAATCCATCCTGTGTCCATTGTAAATTAGACCCATTAGACCGAATACAAAAATTACTATTCCCATAACAAATGCCCGTAGAAGTATTTGAAAACGTCTTGGTATCATTGATTGTTTGATCCCCGTCAACACTTATATATTGATTATGGGACTGAGCAATATTAGTAATAATGATAGGTGTGCCAGCATTATGAGTTTGAGCTATTGTAGAAGATGATGTCTCACTTGAACCTTGAAAAGATAATCCTCTAGTGCACCCAGTCCATGAAGTAGCTGTAAGACCAGTACATAATATAGGCTCTTCTTTGTTGGTCCCAGGCGCTAGATTCATATACACCTTTACTACGTTAGCTTCGCTTATATTTGATAGACTAATTTGATTTCCAGCTTTATCCGTTGTCGCCACAACAGGAATAGTTGTCGCTGAAGCAGATATATATTGTGTTGTGCGGGACTGATAACCAGTCACAGGAACATATCCAGCTCCCAATACTTCAGAAAACTCTTCCGCCTTTGGAACCAATTTATCTATCTCTTTGTCTTGATTTAAAAGACATCCTAATAAAGTTATATTTTGTTGTTTTGTGCCAGAATAATCATCTATATTACAACTACTCGCAAGCCATTGTCGTTCTTGTATAGATGGCAAATTACCGCCAAAATAATTTACCAATGTTTCTTTTGAATAAAGTGCTGATACTGGTAATACCAGTAGAAGTGAGAGCAGTGCTCCAATATAGATTCCTAGTTTTTTCATATAAATTATGTTATTCTAGCCCCTGAGCTAGCCATACAGTGATGGACTCAGAGGCTAAGTAACACCCCGATTGCTCGGAGACCCCAGACTATGTATAGCTCCGCAGTATATCTAGCACATTGCCCGATATAGCACGAGAGGTTGAGGCTATTTTAAAGATTTGCCGAACAAACCAGTATTATTATTGAGCCATTTAGTGGCTTCTCCAAGACCAAGCCCAACAAGTCCAATAGCCCAAACTGGAAGTCCTAAAGACACAAGATTTTCTGAGGCATAGTTTAATCCTGCGACAAGAGCCACACAACCTGTTCTCCAAGCAAATGATTTTAGACGTTTCTTTAGTTCCATAGAATTAAGTTAATGAATAAGGTACTCCTGTAGGCACTGCATCGAGCAGTTCCTGTTTTACGACTCTATGCTTTCCACCGAGAGCATGATAATCGTCAAGAGTTTTAATGTGTCGTTTTGTTCCATTCTCTAGCTTGTAGCACGCAGGGTCATTCGCTGTTCGTACTACTCTACCTTCATTCTGCCTTATAAACAGTGGTACTCGTATATCTAGTGGGATAAACTCCTCGATGTAGATAGGGTATTGATTTTTAGAGAAGATAGTTTTGAGCCAACCTACACCGCCATCACCCCACTCTTTGCCAAATGTATTAGGCTGTTGATACAAACCGTTCTCTTTAGACCCTGTTACGTTGATAGCGTGATGCCCTATAATAGAGCCATTAAACTTGTAGATGAAGTCAGGTGGTTTAAGTCTGTAATCACTGTTGTACCACTTGTAGCCAGTGAATAGTACAAATCCTTTGTCAAGAGCTTCTAAGGCTGTTTCTACGTTGTAGATAGGTCTGTACGCAGGTATCTTGCAGAGCTTTGCTTTCTCCATCAGGCTTGCATATGTAGCATTGTCGAGTGTTGAAAACTCTCTCCACGGAGTCTGATTATCAGGACAGTCCTCTACAAGTACAAGCCCATTTTTAGTTCCGTTATCATTCTCTGCACGAAGACTTGAAAACCCATCTCCTGTTACCCAACCATTACGCTTGCCCCACACAACTGGAAGTTTCATTGAAAACTCTAATCCCTGCTGGTATAGTCGCCCCATTTTACGAGAAGCGAACACACAGATGTTATGTACTTGTCTCATTATTTCGCCATTGAAGTTTGAGACTGATTTGAATGTAGGTTGTTTACCAAGCCAACCCATCGTAGCCTCAAAGTTCTTGTCTCGTCCATCTTCTTTATGTCGCAAGAGACCTGTCTTAACGCCAGATGGCTGAACGAATTTTTTAACCTGTGCTTCTAAGGCGTTACTTGTTTGCCAAAATAGTTTATTTAAGTTCATATTCTCCGTCTATTTTAATTGAAGACCAATCAAGTGAACCATCACTTTTCTCCGTATATGGTACACCATGCATCTTCATAAGATTTTTAAAACCATCTTCATTTATCCCGTTAGTTAGAAATCCAACTGCTTGACTATTTTTATCTTTAAGAACTTTTACGAAGTCATTTTTCATAGGCTTTTTATTTAAAGTTATATACGTAGCCCAGCCCATAGGGTAATCTGATGCTACAGTTCTTATTTGCATATAATGATCAAGCAAATCTACTTTCCCATCATCATGTACATAAATCGCATTGACTCTATGACCGTAGTCTGTTTTGCTTGTGTGATATATTCCATTTTCATCTTTCCAATTAGCATTCGGTATGGAAACTCCAACAATACTATACTTTAAAGCCTCTTTTAATTCTTCACGTGAAACAAGTTTTGCTTTTTTCACCCAACCCCAGTTATAATCCCAATCATCATGCCACTTCAAAGCTTTTTCTTTAATCAATGCTGGTACATCTGAATAAAACCATTCAATATATCTCTGTTCTATAGGTATATCTCTACCTCTATCCCATGACCATTCTTCTTCTAAAACTAAACCATGTAATATTGGAGAACTAAGAGAAACAGAAGCGTAATTACCTATATCAGGATTTGTTCCACTCATCTTTACTGCAAATCTATCTGACCAATTATACTCTTCACCATATTTTGTAATTCCTACTACTTCAATTCCATTATTTGTAGCAAAATTTGTACAACCTGCTGTATCATAGTATGTACCATACTGTGTTTCGTGTACTGGTAAAAAAGATCTGTAATCAGCTAATTCATTTATAATCGGTAAATCTATGATACCTAATAATTCAACACTATCTTCTTGAGGTAACTCAGCTTCGTCACGAAGACCCGTATTTTCTGATATTAACAACCAATCGTTGTTTAGTAATGGTTCTTGCATAATATGTAGATTTCCCCACAGCAGATGCCCTGTGGGTGGCATTAAGCGGCTTTGAACTCTTGACACAAGGTCTGGAGTTCGCCGAGGATCGCCTGGTGCGACTTACCACACGTCTTGCACGTGTAGTACGCCAGCACGAGGCTTCCCGAAGTGGTGAGCGTCTTGTGGTCGATGACGTGGTCGGTCTTCTCACGGCAGGTGGGGCAGAGCAGCTTCGGCTGGACGTACTTCTCGTCGAGTCTCATGCTACCTCCTCATCGAGTTCGCCCATGTTCTGGCGCAGTGAGCACAGTAGATGCGCGTGTCGATGATGTGGAACAGCTTGTGCGTCCTGCGCCAGTTCTCCTTGTCGAACCAGCAGAGAATGAACTTGCTGCACAGCTTGCACATGATGATGACGATCATGCAGCCCTCCGTTTGTCCTTCTTGAGAGGCTTGACGTTCTCCATCGCCTTGCTGTACGCCATGCCATGACGAACCTTGTGCGCGTCCTCCTCGTCGCGCTCCTTGGACCAATAGTGGCTTTTGTTGTACGCACCCGCCGAGGAGCAACACGACAACTCGCAGTCATAGGTCACCTTCGTGACTTCGAGCTTGCCATCGTCCTTGCTCTCGACTTCCTTGTGAGAACAGTAGCATCGCCACGTGATAATGAGCATTGGGTTTACCTCCGTTTGTTAACCCATTCCTCCTGTTATGGAGTAGCAAACGTTTTTTTAATGCTCCAACCACGTTTTATTCTCTTGTATGTTTTTATATATTTTAAACCCAATAAATTACACCAATCTTTTAAGCATCTAGTTTCATTGTTATATTCAATAAAAATATTGCTTCTCCTGTTTACTGACTGTTCTCTTATCGTCGCCCATCTGCAATTATTTTTTTTATAATTACTATTATTATTTATTCTCTCAATTTGAGTATTTTTTTCTCCGTATATTTTTACATGTTCAATATAACTTTCGTACATATCATTTTTAAAACTTTCAAATGATTTCCATAAAACTTTTATCCCTCTTCCACCATACCTTTTATAGTCTGTAGTTTTTGTGTTTAAACATCTATTTTTTAAATTTGACCAAATTCCATAGAATCTTGTTCCTTCGAAACCATGGCTTAAGTGTTGATATCTGGCAAAGCATCCACATGAAATAGCCTGCTTAGATTTCAAGACGTCACTTCTAATAGCCTTTTTTACGCCACAGCTACATTCACATAACCAATAAGTTTTACGTCTACTATTTTTGTGACTAAACCCTAATACTATTAATTTGCCAAAGACTTTCCCATCTAGAATTTCCATATTTAGTAATGTTAAATATAAATCTGGGCTGGGAGATAGACATTACCTATCTCCCACTTACGAGAGCTACTACCCATTTAATTGTCTTCATACACACCTCCTATTGAGACACCCATTTCACCAGTAATGAAACTGGTTTGAGGATGTCCCATTAGGCTGTTCTATTTTTCTTTGGTGGACGTTTTGTTTTTCTTATAATCTTTAACTTTTTAATTTTAATTTTCATATTGTATATCACTTATGGATAAAATACCTTCTATACGAGAAACTGTATGTTGAGTATTTTCTGTTTTATCGTCTATATTTTCTACCTTTGCGTAGATAATTCCTAACACACCAAGAACAACTACCATCAATATACCAAGTACCCATGTAAATGTTGAAAAAGAAACCTTAGAGTCTAACTTTTCGTCTATCCTTAATTCTAATTCATCCATATTACCTTTAATTCTAAGCTCTAATTCTCCAAACATTCCGATAGTTTTTTTGCTAGGTTCGGAGTGTTCTATCCCAGCTTCAAAACCTTTTTGATAAATTCTATGTTGTTCGTCAATTTCCATAAGACGTATCTTTAATTACTCTGCACCAATAACATTGTTGCACAGTAAAGTCTTCTAAATTATGTATAATCCAATCATGGACAAGGTCATCATCTACAATGTATTGCCCGTCCATACCACCTTCTTTATAGCGTTCTTTGCAGTCCATATAATTAGCTTATCCAGTCAGCCTATAAGCTGGCTGGTAAGATAACTATTTCTTCTTTTTCTTCACCTTTGGCGTTGGCAAAGGATTTGCGTAACCTTTTTTCATACTAATTTATTTTATGAATAGCTACGTTTAAATGACGAGGAGTAAAACCGTTGGCAGTAGTAAGATTACTAACACCTAATACTACTTTGTCGTTCGCAGCTAGAGTGACAAGACCACCTCCTACGAATGGCATTGCAGATGTAACACTCACATCAGAAGCATCATTTAATGTATTTGAAAGCAATGTAGCATTTTTATGCAATCCCAATCGGATAGTATCTCCTGCATTTGCTCCAAGTAGAGAACCATTATATCGTATATCATATACTCCACTTGTATTTGCTTGTAGATAAGCTCCTTTGTTATACGCTCCGCCATCCGCTCCAATATAGGTATCAGTAAAATCAAAGTGAGTTGAGTCGGGCACATTGGTTACTACGTGCATTCCGTCATAATCACTTCCTTGGTCAAATGAAACAATGTCTCCAGCTACGATTGAGTGTGCTGTTGTTGAAGCTCTCACTGCACCACCTCCTGCGTCAGCGAATGAGAACACTGGACCAGCCGCCCCAGGATTAAATGTAATTCCACTTGCTAAAGTACCTGTTGTTATTGAAGACTCAATTCCTAACGCCTGATAAGTATTTACGGTGCTAATACTAAACGAAGCAGTACTAGAAGCTATATAGAAATCTCCGTAGTATGGAGTTGCTGCACCACCACCACTAACAGATTGACGAAATTCTATTACTAAGCTGTAGAAAATAGGGTCTTGTACACCGTCACCTTGTTTTCCTACTATTCTTAAATAAACATCTTGTTTAGCACCAGCCACAAGATCAACCCATGAACCTATTTTAGATCCACTTGCACCATCTATTGCTAGTTCGCCTGCGTATGTCGAATTTGCCGCATACCACGTTGTTCTATCTGTAGAATACTCCAAGTTAAGATCAGCACCTGTACCAACCGTCCCAGCTCTTGTAGCTATGGTTATTCTAAACTGGACAGCAGAGGTGAGGTCTGCAATTTTATGATAAGCTGTAGAACCAAATAAAGTTGTAGTTGCCGCAGGCATGTTTGTCCATGTAGCAGCTGTTGTGCTGAAAGGTATCGACATCGTACTTGTTGCATTTGCCCCACTATCACCACCAGCAGAACATTCTCCATCAATCCAACTACTAGAACCTGACTCATAAACAAGGCAGTTGCCATCAGCCACACCTGTTGTGTTTACGTCTGCTATGTCGTCAATCGCCGAAGCTGCTTTATTTACCGCACTCCATGAAACCTTGTTTTCTGTACCTATTGTAGAAAGTTTAGAGTCTGCGATTGAGCCTGCAAGCATGTCATTGGTTACTTTCCCAGACCCGATTGCTGAAACTCCTGTATTACTAATTTCAATGTCGCCTGTAATATCTTGCCCTGTGGCTACGTTTGACCCATTGCCAATAAATATCCAAGCGTCATTTAAAGACTTGTTGAGTTTAGCAGTATCAAGTGTAGTGCTTGCATTTGTAATAGCAGTATTAAGAGCACTTGTGCCGTAATCTAGGGCAAGTTTTGTTTCAGCAATAGCAGCAGCGTCATCTATGTCAGCATTAAGTATCTCGTTAGTAAGAGCGAGTTTTGAATAAGCAATAGCCGCACTTGCACTAACCTTAGCATTAGTAACTCCACTGTTCTTAATTCCTAGACCGCTTGCTGTTCGTTCAATCGTTGAGTCGTCTACTTTAGCTCGAAGACCGCCATCAGAAATCTCAAGCGATGGATTAGTATCAGAGAGGTCTGCTTGCATATCTTGAGACACAAGTTTGATACCGTTTGAAGCTGTATATGCACCTGCTGTTGGTAATGGGGTAAATACAAGGTCTGTCGAGCCTACAGTTATTGCTGCTGTTGTTGCAAGCATCCACAAACTACTATCATTCTCAGTACCATAAACTACAGTGAAAAATGAACCACTAACTATCTCAGCACCACTTGCTTGGTCATAATCTGTAGTACGAGTCAAAACAAAAGGTAATGTTGTAGTGCCAGCTTCAGTAATTAAATACGTCCCATTATGAGCGGCATTAGCTTGGTCTTTGACTAAAATACGTCCAGTACCCTCTGCCCCAGCTGTGTCTAAGTCTGTTCCATCAACAATCAAAGCACCATTTGCATCACCTGTGAGAGTTGCCCCAACGCCTCCTGTGCCATTGTTATACGTGCACGCAGGAAGAGTAGTAGTTGTGGCTAAATCTACTGCCACACGAGCGGCTGTGCCAGTTTGTAAAGCCTCAACAAATGCTTTTACTGCTTTTTGAGTAGCAAGCCTAGTATCAGAATTTGAGCTTAATGTACTATCCGTATCGACCACTCCTGTGGCAAAGTTAGTCGTATCTAAATCTTGAACCGTATTATCGTCAGCATCAATCGTCTTATTCGTTAAAGTAGCCAAAGCACTATTTTTAGTAGCGTCCGAGGTGTTATCTACATTTCCCAAACCCACATCAGAAGCAGTTACACTTACGTTTCCTGTTAGGGCGTGTCCGTTCACTGTTGTTGATGAGGCTACCTTATTTGCAAGAAGAGCATCAGCCTGTGCCGTAGTGTATGATCCAACTTGTGCAGCTGTAACAGTATGAGGATTTGAAGTATTTGCAATGTGAGTATTGAGTGAAGAAGTTGTAGAACCTAAATCAGAAGCTGTGGCGTAGTATGTTGCAACTTGTCCATTAAAAAGTGTCGAGTTGTCAGCAAGTGCCGCTGTATCTACTTCATCATCTGCATTCGTGTCATAGGTAGTTTTGTACATGTCTCCGCCACCTCCACCGCCACCTGCGATTGTTTCCGTCCCACTTGAGTCGAGTTGATAAAGAAATCCATCATCTTTGTAATATAAACGAACTTCACCTTCAGGAGGATTTTCAGGTGTTTCAGTCAAAATAGCATAACTTGTATAGTCTTGACTGAAATTAAATGTCAATGTACGTGCCCCTAATTGCTCAACCTCTGGGATCCAAAGATTAGAAATAGGGCATTTGATTTCTTGTCCTACACGGATAAAACTTGGATTCTTTATTCCATTGTACTCTGCGAGCCGTGAGACTGTTACCCCGCAATCACGTGATAATCCCCAAACAGTATCACCAGACTTTGCTTCATACGCAAATACAGACGATACTAATGACAAAGAAGCTAGAGCAGAAAATAGAACTGAAAGTAGTGTTTTCATATAATTATTGAGGTGTTTCTTGTGGTATTTCTTTATTTATCTCAGCTTGCAACGTAGGAGATACAATCAATTTACCCTGCTGAATAAGTTGTTGCACAGCATTTTGTTGCTGTTGTGAACCTATGACTTGACCCGCCTGTAAACCTTCTTGTCTGCCTTTCTCAAAGGTTGTCAAAACAAGATTTTCCTTAAAAGAATACATATATCCACCGTATGCTACCCCTGCTAAAACTGCGAGGGCAGTTACTACTTGTAATATTTTACGTCCTGGTGGGCTTATTGCTTCGCCTAGTTTAGTCATATTATAATGCGGTTATAGTTGAAGTTGAATGTAAAAATAGAGTGTAATCCATTGTAATTGTTGCACCAGCTAAACTTGTATTTGCATTAGTATTGATTGTTATTTTATCTGCACCATTTGTGATAGTCCAATCGTCAGACAGAGTACCAGCGGATAATGCCTCAGACTCTGCTATTACCGCATAAGTTTCTTCAATATCACTCGTAATCGTTCCTGCCTTATTTATTCCATTAAACACTACTGAACCACTATGAGATTGTAAATCTGTACCGTCTGTTACTTTAATTGTATAGAAAATATGTCCACCATTTAAAGTACTTGTAGCTATTGGTATATCTATAAAACCAGTTGCTGCACCATCAGAAAGTGTTTTTGTATTCGTGTATTGCTGGACTTTGGCATTTTGAGTGATTGTTCCTGTTACGCCTAAACTGGTGAGTGTTCCTACACTTGTAAGACTGGAAGCTAAAACGCTTGAGCCAAGAGTGGTTGCATTTAATACAGACGCTCCGTTAATTTGATAATCAAACCCTGTTCCGATACTAATTCCATTGTCAAGAATTGCCATAATAGCTGCCTCATCAACATAGAACCTTATCAAGCCTTCATTGCCTGTTGCATCTGCCGTATAACTCTTGAAAGCTACGTAATCCAATGTCTGCGCGCCTGCGTCATAAACTGATTGAATTTCAAACTGTTCTCCTGAATTAGCACCCAATTTCCAAGATGGATTGCCGTCATTCACTTGCTTATATGCTTCGATGTCAGCACCTTTATCACTTTTTAATAGATAATCAAACCCTGTCGCCCCACCAAGTTGACTAGCGTTGAAAGCCACGGTTGTTCCAACATTACCAGCCGTTGAGTTAATATAAGCCGAAACAGCGGACATAGTAGAACTTGCGTCATCGCTTGCGTGAGTTGTAATTAGTCCAGCATTAGCCGCTGCACTTTTACTCGCCCCCATTCCAGCAGAGATAAGTGACGAGGCCAACCCAAAAGAACTCGCCGTTGTGTAGTGAGTAAAACCAAATGCTCCAATAAAGTCAGTTGCCATTGGAGTTGCTACTGAACCAGCTTGTATATTCAAATACCCTGTTGTTCTTGCACTTTCATCAACATAAGATATTTGTGTTCCTGAACCAGAAAGAGGGATGTATTTATCACTATCTGTTTTTACATTCAACATCCCATTAGTGAGCCACTCGCTCTCGGCATTCAAGATGTAAGATTTAGTCGGTTGTGTTGTTCCGTAATGATTAAAGAATTTCAAAGGCACTAATTCTCCTGTTTGTCCGCCACTCGCGCCAGAACCAAAAGCTAAAAACCACAAAGCTGTTGTAGTCCCTGAACTTGAAATATCCGAGAAAGTAATCATATTATTCAAGGTGGTCGTGTAAGCGGATTGTTTGGCGTAGTTATATACTATTCCCGTGCTCACAGCGGTCGCCAAATCAGAACCAGCTTGGTCTAGCATATTGACTGCCATACCTAACGGATAGCCAGCGTCTGCTTGAGTTGACGGAATAATAATTGAAGTCTCGCCAAGTGGATATGAGCTTGTAGCCATATCGTTCAGCATGTAGATTGACTTGAAAGATGGTGTATTTCCGATAAAATCATTCTTTAATTGCCATCCTCCTGTATCACTATCAGCCTCAAAACATCCTCCTCCATAGTTTTCATCAATTGTATACGATGTAGAACCTCCAACCGTTTCTGTCCCTTCTGCATCAACTACAATGTTGTATAAAAAAGCATGTCCACCAGTATCAAATACGCATACTTCCTGCCCATTGTATAGATCAACAGCAGAAACAACAGATCGCAATCTAATTATTACAGAACCAGCAACGTCAACATGCACACGACTCACAAATCCGCTATCTACTGTATAAGTGCCAGTGGACGTAACAGATACTATTGAATCTGGAGTTAACGCCTGTCCGTTCATTATCATAATTCCATTACTCGTACCAACTCCATCAAATTCAGTAATAGTCGCAAAAGCGGTCATAGGTAACATCATCAACCCTATTATTCCCGCTATGATTTTAGTAAATTTGTTCATATTGTTAATTGTTACCATTTTTTATAATAAACATCTAAGTATATTTCCCAATCCATTGTTTCGCCAGTTGTTCCTGAAACGTAAAAATCTAATCGGTTACTGCCATCAGCAGTTGCACCAACTCCAGGGATAGGTCCTGCTGGGGCAGCGGCATCTTTGATGTTTATTATTCCCTGGGGGGTGTATGCACCACCAAAAGCAGGACTCCTATATACATGTTGATTGCCAGCACTGTATTCAGCTCGATAATTCAAAATCATTCTCCCTGAATATACGGTTTTTTGATATGTTCTTGAATGACCGTTGATTGTCCAAATAAACATCGCACTGTACATTGGATTATTTTCTGGCAAATCATTCATTAACATAATATAATTTGCGCTAGAATTGGTAGTAATCAATTTCCAAGCACGAGAAAAATGACCAGTGCTTTCTGCTGTAAATGTGCTCGCATCTATCTGTACATTGCTAACTCCTATGTCAGTTCCTAAATCAACCATTGTTTGTGATTTAGTCGTAAAAGTCAGATTATCTATAGTGGAAGAGGTGATTGTGGCATTAGTTGCAGCTAGATTAGTAACAGTTGCACTTGTAGATGAAACCGTAGTAATGTCCATTGTCCCAACATTAGATAAATCTGCACCTTGTAAATCAACATTCTCAATAGAATCACTAAGCTGATCTGTTATTACACCAGATATATTTTTTTTAACCCAACCTGAATCATCTGTACGCGCACCCATTACTTCATTAACTCCATATCCTCCAGCTAGTATAGTGAGAAAAGCTGAAATTGAAAGTATGATTTTTTTCATATTTTTTTACAATTTGCTAATTTAGTAGATACTTCTAAGTATTTTGCTTGCATAATATCAAAATCAATATTTTTTCTTTCCAACTTTTTATCCACTACTTCGATCTCATTAGTTTTTTGAATGTAGATTTGATTTATTTGCTCTAATTTTATATCTGCCAACGCTACCTCATTTATTTTAGATTGAAGTATTTTGTCTGAATTTACAATATCACCTTCTATCTTATCTAGCTTCTCTTGATTTTTCTCTATTTGTCCATTTAATCTATTTGAAATAGCATCTATTTTAGACTGTTTTTCTCTTTCAAATGTTTCATAATCAAATTTCAACACGTCTTTCTGGGCTGACACTTGCTTTTTTATGTCCTCAAGACTTTTTTGAGCTTCTACTAATAGAACATCAATATCTGAGAGTTCTTTTTTCCTTATATCTACCTTATTATTAAAGGACAACAATTCCTCTTCCATTTTACTCAATTTTTCTTTTAATTCATCAATTGATTTTTTCAGTTCTTCCTCTTTTCCAACTAAATCAACATTTGATTTTACCAATGTTTCATTACGAAGTTTACTTTCATTACAAGCAATCGTAAGAGAGTCTAATTCTTCTTTTAGTTTTTCAATATCAAACATCAATTTAGAAACATTCATATTATTGATTATTTGAAGGTCTACAATCAAGTGTACTTGTGCCAGAAGTCGCCGTTGTCCAATCAGCTCCAAACCACTTTAAGAAATTTGTATTTACCTCAAATTGTCTAACATCACTTGTGCCAGTAAACGAAAGTCCTGTATCGCCATCAATTGAAGTACCATCTTCTGTATCTACTACTTGGACATAATCCCATTTATTAGCTTCAGCCTGCGCCGAATCAATATCTGGTGTTGAGTCCTGTATTGAACCTGCAAATTTAAGTGTGCCAGTAACAGCTTCAAGAGTTAAATCACAAGTTATATTACGCTCACCACCAACAGCCATATACACTGTTGTAGTAGGAGAAACAGCCCCACTAAACAATGTCATCATTGGCTGTGAAAGACGAATTGCTCCTAAAACACCGCCCGCCCCCAACAGCGAGAGTAGGATTGCTATAATTCTATTTCTTAATTTGTTCATATAGTTAAATTATCTTACTCCTTCTCTCCTACGAGAGAAGAGGAGTGTGTAAAATTATTTTTTAGATTTTCTACCACGCTTTATAGGCTCAATAGATTCCTCTGCCGTTTCAAGTATTTCAACTTCAGGTGTGAGTTCGTTAGTTGAATCTACTACAGACTCTTCCAAAACTTCATCAACTACTTTTTCAACGACTTCTTCACGATGCATTTTTGGATTATTTTCCATATCTAATTTTTTCTGCCATTCTGCTTCAACTTCAGGTGTGAGTTCGTTAGTGCGTTGCAAAATCTTTTTCAACTCTTCTTTTATTTTACTTTCTTGTGTTTTCCCTTGTGGGACAATACTTTGCACATATTGTTGAAGTTCATATTCTTGTTCTGGACTATCCACTACAATAACATGAGTAATTTTTTTATAATCACCTTCTGCAAGAATCTTTTGAATAAGAGTTTTTTGTTCTATTGTGAATTTACTCCAATTTATTTTATACATAGATAAATAGTTAGTAAGAGGGAGGACTTTTGTCGAGGTCATCCCCCCTCAAACAATTTAACTTGGTTGATTAGTCAACAATACTTTGTAGGTAGTTGCCGTATCTCTTAACACTCGTAATGTCGCAGTATCGGTAACACCGATAGTTGACGAGCTAGAATAGTAAAGAGTACCGCCCGTACCAGCTGCCACGACTGTAGATGTAACAGATGAAGCATTATAAAGAGCAATCTCTTTATAGTCTCCATTTGTTGTCAAACAATCTGCAAACAAAGTAGATGTCGCAGGCAATGTATATGTTGGTATATCTCCACTCATCGTAAGAGACAAGAGAGTATTATTACATACATTTGCTGCTGTTACTGCATAAGCTGTTGTAGTTACCGCGTCGAGAGAAGTTACACTACCTTGCATGACATTCCCATCCCATGAAAGACGACCTGTAAAGGCTGAATCACCAACGACAGTTAGATCATCACCGACAGTCGCATCATCCTCTGTTTCTAAGTCATCAAAATAGCCATCATTCCATTTTGTCCATTCTCCTGAATCAAGATACGTTGGATCTGAAGATGCGGCTCCAAGAGATTGACTACCGTTATAAACGTTAATCACTCCGCCCTGTTCAGCTACATTTTGTGCAGAACCACTATATCCTCTTACAACAAATACGCCAGCTACTAAACTTAACACCAAGCCAATTGCCAACACGCCGAATAATTGTTTTGTTTCATTTCTCATAGCAATTGAGATTAGGTTAATTAAGAAATAGTAGTACCGTCACCTTTAGAACCAAAAGCATGTTGCCATGTTGCAAAGTAATAGCCAAATAAGGTTGATGCTTCGTTCTTAAATACGCCTTTACTGTAATCAGTGTCTGGATTCATTCTTGGCATCCATCCTTTTGCAAGGAAAGAAGCATAACGAGCACGTCTCATATCGATAACAGACCAATAATTCCTGTATGCGTATGGAATATCTGGAGCAACAATATAATCTACAGTTATACCACGTCCAGCAAACGCTTGCTTAGAGCCTTTTTGAAGCCCAAGATTAGCATTAGCAGGTCCATACAAACTCAAAAGAGCTTGTTGCACTGTAGGTTCAAGTTCTGGAGCAATAACGATTCTCAAATCACGAACTTTTAGCATCTGACGACCATTATGATCTTGGAAACGATTCATGCGATTTACGGCTTCAACAAAGTTGTCTGCTGAAAAAGCACGCTCAGTATCACTTGTGCCAAAGTTATTAGCTTGTGTGCCGCCTGCACGAATAGTGTGAGCCTTGTAAAACAAAGCAAATCCATCTCCACCTGTTAGATTCGTTGTTCCATGACCTAGATAAAAAACCTTGCAAGCCTCTTCATTCAAATTAGCATACAAAGCATTTATTCCACCTTCTACTTCATTGTTCAAAGTTGAGGCTCTCTTTGAAGAAGGCATCTTTTTTAACCAATGCAAATCTTCTTCTGTCCATTTTAATTCTGAAGTGAATTTATCCAATGATACAGTTACAGGATACCCCTTGTAACGAGTATTTGAACCATATTGCTGACCTTCAACAGTCAAAACGCCTTTCCCTGGACCAGAAATAGTAGATATTTGTTCAGCGGGAACATCTGGTTCATACATTTGGAAACCAAGATTAGGACCATAAAGTTCACTATCCTGACTTTCCATTGTTGTGTCCCACAATGCTCGTACGGCTGCATCTACTGCTTGGGAAAAGACATTTTTTGTAGTCATTAAACTCATATATTTATGTCTTTAAGTTAATTAAGCTTGAGCGAAAGCCAATAATTGTGGCTCTGCTACCTCTACAACAACGGCATCGTTGTCTGCTTCGCCCTCTGGATCAAAACCAAGTACAAGAAATTGGCCTGTAGAACCAGCCACTAAATTAAGAACCTGTGCGCCAGATGTAACAGTTCCCATGTCCGCATACGCACCGATGTCAGTTTGTACACAATCTTGGTCTGAACCATAAACCATAAGTACCCCAAGAGCAGAAATGTATTGTGGCTTATATTTATCAACTGTCTCATTATCACTGTCTACTGTTTTATCTTCATTTCCGTAACCCAACACTTTTGAAGATGTTGATACTACAGAAAGAAAACCATCGCCATCAATATACAAAGCATCAGCTACAGCCACTGCTTCACTATTGTCGGCAATAACAGGATAGCCAGTCTCAAGTTGTATAGGGTCTCGATAAAATTTTTGCATATCCTATGAATTATTATTTTAAATTTTTGATTGCGTCTGGTTTACCAGCATTACGCAATATACTAGCAGCTAATTTTTTAACTGGATCTTGCAATTTAGAACGATTTTTAGAAGGAGCATCAAACGACATAGACTCTAGGACTTCATCTTCTTCTTTTTCTCGTTGCAATTGACCATTTTTATAATCAAATACTACATTTTGATTAGCTATAGCAACCGCTGCACGAAAGTCTTTATCTACATCGCCTGTTTTAATAATACGGTTATCGTAAATCTTTTGAATAAGTTCACGTTCTACCGCATCTTGCGTGTGTTCTTTAAGCATTTGTTTCAGCTCCCATTTAGCTGTCATGCGAGCTTCGAATGCATCTTCATCGAATTGTACATCTTCTTTTTTCTCTTCGACGATTTCTTCACGCTTAAATTCCTTATTTTTACGTTTTTCAGCTTGCAATGCCCGTTCTTTTTTATCAATAATGTCATTCTTTTTAGAAAGCTCATCATTGAGTTCTTCAAGCTGCTTCTTAAATGGACTCTCTTCTTGTTTTTCGTCGTCTCCGACATCTTTGTCGTCTTCGACTGCCTGAGTGTCATCGTTTTTATGAGTATCGTTCTCATCAGGTATATCGTCCTGTGCTTGAGCTTGTTTTTCCGCCTCTAGCTCTTCGGCTGTTTTTTCTTGTTCCATAAAATGGATTAAGCCCATCAGAGTCAATGGGAATACTCTTAAATAAAAGACTCCCCTTTCGGAGAGCCTAATTACCTTTGACAATCCCAACGACGAAACTGTCAGAAAGCAATATCAACTCTCCGATAGGTTTGTCGTTGGTAGTTGTAAAGAAATTACTTCTTTTTCTTCTTTGGATTATACCCAAGAACCTGAACTACAGGATTTTTTGTTTTTGTTGGTTTCTTTTTTGGCATATTACATTTTAGGATTAAGTTTTGGTGGATTATTACTAAATGATAAAGACATCTTTTTAAACACTTGCTCAAATTCTTCATTTATCCAAATAAGCGTTAATCTGTACGCAGCTTGCTCAATACTAGAGTTCGAACTAACACTTAATTTTTGATAAAACTTACGTATAGCTTCTTGCATTATATCTTTATAAACTTCCATCTCCAATAATTCCCTTGCTTGTTGATAATAATTCTTTCTATGCGCATCATTCATCCGTATAAGTTTATCATTAAGTTTCTCAAAGGGGAATTGATACCCTTTAAACAAGTGCTTAAATGCCCATTTGATAAATAATATCCTCATATTTTAGGTAAATTACCCATTTGTCCAACTTGCCCTGCCTCTAACTGACTACCTGCGCCTTGCGGAACCTGTTGAGGTATCTGCATTGGTTGGGCTTGGTCATTTATCAAATCTTCATCATCTTTATTATATTGAACAAATTTACGTGCCACTTTCTTTGTATTAAACAAGTCAGGTCTTGATAAATATAACTGTACATTTCTATTAAATTGTGCCTTTTGCAATTCATCTTTTCCAAAAGCATTTGTGCCTGCCTCAAACTTAATATACAAATTAAGTGTTCTCGCATATTCAGGATCTACTTTAATTATATTCTTAGGGTCTCCATTTTTAGCACTCATTTTTTCTTCATCTCTTAACTTTTTACTCATATCCAAGTACTCGAACAGTGCATCTTTACCCATTTCTTTCATATCTTTCTTAGGTAATCTTTCAAATATAACTTCCAATGTTCCTATTTTACCATCATTTAACATTTGGTCAGGAACAGCTATTTTTTTAATAATATTGCGAGGTAATTTCTCAAAGGCACGCGTCATAATAAGATATGTGCGTGCAGATAATAGAAATATGATCTGCAAAGCAAAGTTATTTAATAATACTTTGGCGTTTGCTTCCATAATTACTGCCGATCTTGCTTTTGTATCTGGGTCTATTTGTGTTTGTGGTGCTTTAGAACCTCTCTCAATCTCCTTTTCAGCCATCTGAACCATCAACATATCAGACTGATTTACTGGCTCACCAATACCGTCTATAGTTTGTACCTCAACTCCGTCAGGTATCGGAGTAATCTTTGCAGGCATTACTATTTCTTCGTCAATAAGTTCACCATTTTTACTAATAAGAGGCTTCAAGATATTAAGTTTAGCTTTATAACGCAAAAGTGTCTTCCATGCATCTAAATATCCCTTATCTTCTTTTATTTTATTAGGTAAACTATTCCCCCAATAAAACTCTGGCTTTGAAAAGAATGCAAATATACCTTTACTAATAGGGTAATAGCCATCATTATACGGCAAAATATTATCTATATCGTACATCGGCACATCGTTAATTACGACATTATAGAAACAAGCACGCTTACAATTTGATTTTACCTTGCCTTTTTCTTTTAATATGTCAAGTTCTTTTTTAGAAGCCCTACGGTAAACATACAAAACTTGCATGTAATCATCATCTAATATACCTTCAAACGAATCTTTAAATTCTGGACGTTCAACAAAAAATGAATCGTATCTAAATGGATGTACATACTTCCAATTTGGTCTATCCCCAAACATCGATTCTACTTCATCATATGTAACATTTAGTTTGACTCTCATCACTTGACCTTGTTTCTGAATATCAGGTTGCCAAAAATTAGGAATAAATAACTCTTCGTTTGGTGCTAATTCACTTTCAAGACCATCTTTTGTTATAGTATCAAGAATATGTACCGTACCTTCTATAACTTTCTTTTGAATAGCACGTACTAATTTTTGATGTCCACTTTCGCTAGGATACCCATCATTATTGTAAAGCCACTCAAGTATAGCCCTGCCAACCTTTCCCATTATTCTATCTATCTTCTGGTCTTGATTTTGAGCTACAACGGATGGATATACAAGCTGATTTACTAATTGCCCTATAAAAACATCAGATTGATCACGAGAAATTCCAGATGAATACTGCACAACGGGATCATTCTCATCTCCTTGCTCAGTTAAAACATTGTAATCATAATTACTTCTGTCCCAAAATGATTGTAAAGTGCCACCACCTAAAATATCAAGAGGCTCTGTTTTCAATTGATAAAGATCATTAAAATCTTGCCAGACTTTTTCTATAAAATCTCGCTCTTTGTCATTAGGTAAATATTGTTCTTTTTCATCCTCGTTGTATGGCATAATGCTCTTTTAATGCTTTAATTGCTTCTAGCAATTGCTTTTTACAATTTATACATACCTCTACTTTCAACTCAGGTAATCTCAGAAGTATCCCTCTTTCGTTCTCATTGACCTCTATTAACCCGTATTGATACCTCTTGCTACAAATATCACATTTATACTCAATAGAACGCATATTATTTCTTTGGTTCTTCAAATTTAGACGAATACATCATACGGCTTATTGTGCTTTCGCATGTTTTAATAACATCGAGAGCCTTGCCGTATGTATCAAGTCCTTTACTTTCTATTAGTCTCAAAACTTCCACTGCTGTATTACTTATATCTGTCTGATAGGTTTTTAAATCTTTCTCTTCACGCTTTTTTGCTAATTGGGCTAAGTCAAACATATTTTCCTTTTAAATAATAATTCAAAACTATATTGTGGTAAAAAACTCTCTATACTATCAACTAGAATTGGTGTGTATTGAACTAGCTCCCAACCATCTTTTCCCAAACTGTCGAGAAGTGAGAACATGTCTTCTTTTCTGCAATTCAATCCTTTGTACTGCCATTGGCTGAGGTATCTTTGCGATTTTACCATCATTAAACTTTGCTCCATTTTTTGCTTCATGTGATTTTTTAGAAAAATTATCATGTGAATGAAACCTGCCACACACATGACATCTAACACCATTATCATGATATAAAAGCCTATTATTTCCACATCGGCAAACAACTGTATAATATTTTACTTTGTCTTTTGAATACCATTTAACTTCCAATTCATCATCTTTAGCAATTTTTACTGCTTTATTTTTGTTCAAATCTTTATTTGCATTCAACAACTCGCTTTCATTTTCAAATCCTGCTTTTATAAATTTAGACCAATCTATCATAAATTCTTTAATTTAGAAAAACCAGTTTTGTTTTGTCCTCTTCTATAATCAAAAAATTCTTTATATATACTGTTCTTCGCAATAAGTTCAGGCTGTACAGGTCTATCAAGCCATGTTGCTATAACTAACGCATCTGCTCTGTCTGGACTTTTACCTATACGCTTTTTAACTTCATCTTTACTCTCTATCTGTATTCTCCCATTACTCGTAAAACTATACTTCATCCCTGCCAATTGATTGATTAGTTCAGAATCATAAGGTATTTTAAGTCTATTCCATTGTTCATTATCAGGATTAAGTCTCTCACGTAAATTCCAATACATCTCTGCTCTTAAATTGAAAAACCTAATTGGATTTATTGCTTGAGATCCAAAATGCAATCCTCGCACCTTATATCCCTTTCTGCCTTTAGGGTCTAGGTCACTATTAAGAACTTCTCTTACCCTATCAACTACTCCTCCGCCAACTCCTGTCTCATCAATTCCTATAGATTTGTAATTATCTATAATATTCACCAATCTTCCAGAAACCATCATCGTATCCTCTTTACTTATATCAAACAATAGTTTTGCAGTATTACTTGCTATCTCATACCCAACAGTCTTATCATCTCCAAATCTAGCAGGATCCACGCCTAGATTACACCTATCGTTCTGTTCTACTTCCCATTTAGTAGCGTTCTCACACCAACTAAGAGGTATTAGTGTATCTTCTGTTTCATCAGGAAACTCTCCAAGCACTTTCGCTAACCATAGGGGGCTTCCTTCTCCCCATTCTTTTTTCTGACGTTCTATCCAATCTATTGTCACTGCACCAGGTATAATCTCTCTTTGATTTTTAATATTCGGGTGGTCAAAACAACTTACTTGTATCTTATTCCAGTTCTCCGAGTAGCAGTTATTATAAAATTCACCTGTTGGGCTTGTTGGATTACCAATCTTTAATATACGATTATTCTGACCTGTAGCAAGCGTTTCAACAGCTATATGTATACTTCTTTCAACTCCAGGTGCTTCGTCGAATATAACCAATAAGTTAGGGCTATGGTATCCTTGGAACTTTGTGCTTCCAAATTCACGCTGGCTTACACTTTCAGTAGTACTTATACCTTTAGCAAACCAATCAGGAGCCAACTTAATCTCAGTATTAAGTACATCTTTCTCATCTGTCAACTTCACTTGACTAATTTGAATTGCACTTCGTATTTCACCCCATAACACTGACTCTACTTGTGCCCATGTAGGAGCTGTTGTAAGTACTTTGCTTGGGTAATGTGTAAAGAGCCACCAAATTGCCACACGTGCCGCTATAAACGATTTTCCTATACCATGTCCACTTGGAACAACTGTCCCGCGGTAATCTCTTACTGAATTTGCTATTTGTTCTAGTTTATCCCACAAGTATATATCTTGCCAAAGGAATTGTATAAACTCAACTGGATTTTTAGAAAAATACTCTAATTTATCACTTATCTGTAGTTGTTCTTCTTTTTCCATAATTAAGCAACATATCCTTTAAACTACCTCCAAGCCTCTCTGTATCTTCTCCACTAAGCAACTGAATGTTCTTTGTTAGTTTATCTATGGCTTTTGTCAATTTACCATAATCAACTCTTTCTAAATTCCTTTCGCTCATCGCTTTAATAACACGATCTCTTTCTTTTCTCATTCCTTCAACAATATCTTTACTGGCTTCCTTAAAACCTTTACTCTCAGTAACTTTAGTTGGTGCAATGGCTGTTTTTTTGCTATAACCAGCCCTTACAAGAGCCTTACCTTTATTTCTACCGTTTTCTACTAGCTCCATCACGGCTCTTTTTTGTCTTTCACTAGGCATATTATCTATGTTCACATGTGCCATTTGCTTTTATAATATTCACAACCTTCAAAGGTTTCTTGCAAATAGAACACACGTCATTTTTAAAAACTTTATCCCATGCTTCTTTTGAAATTGCTCGACCGTTATTTTTTACTAAAGATAGTCTACTGGGGTCTACCCCAGCTTCACCGTAATTAGACATATTAACGCATCTTTTTACGCATCATCTTACCCATTTTTTTATGCTCTTTTGCCATTATGACACGAGAAGCACTTTCTGCTTTGGCTTTTGATTTATACTTAACTACTTTTCCCTTTGAGGATTTATGAACTCCACCACCTTTTTTAGGAAGTACATATCCTGTTTTTGTTTTCATTGCTTTTTTATATGGCATATTATACTTTAAACGTACCTCTTAATTGAATAAATCCTTCTAGGCTTACCATTTTCCTTACCCAATAGGGACTTGCTTCGTATTCTTCTTGGAGTTCTTCTTTGGTTTTTTGGATAAGCCCATTCTTTCCCATAACGAAGTAGGTTGGGTTAGTTTGGGGTTCTTGTTCTTTTCCTTGTAACCTCCTATGAAATCCTCTGAAAGATAATCTATTTCCCATACTTTAGATTGCATACGCTAAAGCCATTATGATAAGTAGTCCAATAAACGACATGACGAATATAGTTATCCAGTCCATATACTTATAAGGGGCATTAAACCCCTTCCGTTTCCTAATAAGGATAACGCATATTGGCTAATACGCCTTACAAATATACGTACACAGGGCACGGCATAGCCTGTCAGGGGTGTCGTGCCTATTTCGTCGGCCAACGCTTTTAAAAGAGCAAACTGCTTACGCAGTGCCCTGTAAACGTCTATATGTTTTTTCTCGTAGTTCTTTACAGTAGTCTTCTAGTCCTTGCTTTTTAATTAGATCATCGAGTTCTTTTGAGGTGAGTTGTCTGTTACGTCTAAAACCGAATGTTCCACGCAATTTAGCTGATAATTCACTAGGATATTTGTTCCAAAATGCTTTCATAAAAAAACAAGGCACAAAAATACCTTGTATTAACAGCCTTTTTTCTTTGAATAGACCATACGATTAAGCTATATTTTTTATTAATCTTTTTTTAAATTTACAAATTATTTGTGAAATAGCTTGTTTAGAAACATTATAATCCTTTGCTAAATTTATTTGTGTAAAATTATTATTCAAATAAAATTTTTCAATTATTTCTATAACTTCTTGTTTTGTCAACATTATGCTTCCTTTCATCCTTTTTTTCTTTACTGCATCAAAAAAATTTTCTTCTCTTGTACCTTCCCATAAATGTACTGGATTTATACAAGAAGGATTATCACAATGATGGCAGACCATCAAATCATCATGTAAATGCCCATTAAAAATGAAAAATGACAATCTATGAACATAATAATTTTTCCTTTTAAAAACCATTCTACCATATCCTTTATCACTTCTTTTTTTTCCAATATGCTTATACCCTTGCCACTCCCAACAGCTGTTAGAATTAATAACTATTTTATTTTTTAATCTACAAGCAATTTTATCTATATCTTCTTGTGTAAAATTCATATTTAGTCAAGTTAAATATTTTTGGGCTGGGAAGGGCGACTTGACCGCCCATTCCCACTTGCGTGAGCTACAACCCAATAAAAAACACTAAAATAGTGTCTTAATTAAGAAAATTTTTGTATGTATTTAACCATATGATACATATCAATAGTGGTAGTATCCCACCTAACACCTATACTCACGAAATCTCCATAAATGAAGACCCCATGCTTGTCTGGGTATATGTGCAAAGAGGTATGTTTGTATATTACCACCTATACAAAATAAGTTCAATAGAGTTATGCACAGGTATACTGTTGACAATAATAGTATATGCTGATATACTATATTCATAGCACAGGAAACAGACGAACTCCGTCAACCCTGTGCACCTTCCATAAAGCGAGGACATCGGACGATACCACAGCATGGGATTGCTCTGATGTCCTACGCACTTGGAATATGTTTACATCACATTCAAAATTCATTAAGCATTATTATTACCTCACTATGAAAGACTTTTTTTCAAAGTATGGAGTGTACCTTGTTGTAGGAATTATGCTCGGATACTTCGTATACAATCAGTTTATCGTCTACCCCCGCTACAAACAGCTTGCGGTAGACAACGCTGTATGTGAGATACAAAGAGATTTGTGTTTAGAATATAAACCGTAATATGTTAGAACTCCTGCTATCATACATGACTATAGAGCAGAGAATAGTCTATGAAGCTAGAATACACGATGTAAATCCTATTGTAGCCCTTAGAATAGCAGATTGTGAGTCCTCATTAAATCCACGAGCACAAAATCCCAAATCAACAGCAAAAGGTTTGTACCAGTGGACTGATACAACATGGAAATGGATAGGAGCAAAAGGTCAGCAGTTTGATGTAAATGAGAATATCCACCAATTTATGATCTGGTATAAAGTATACCCTAGTTGGTGGGAATGTAGGTAATTATCTACCTTGACAAAGTAATTTATAAGTAGTATAGTTAGTATGAACAATTTAAAAATATGTCCAAAAACATCCAAAAAAATAAAGTAAGAGTTTCTAACTCTACTCCTCAGAGGGTAATGCCTTTGAACGCAAACAATTTCTTTGGATGGCGTTTGGACAGGAAGTAGAGTTAGGAACTTTTTTTTTATTAAATATATGGATATAGAGAGATTCAAAAATAATTTCCAAAGTAATCGTATGAGAAACATAATAGATTTTTCATACAAAAAGCAAGACTGGTTTTCTTACAATGAATTATTTGAACATATAACTAACGAAGCAAAAAACTATTATATCAGCATAGGAAAAGAAGATAGTAACGGAAAACCAAGTGAAACACAGAAACAATTAAGATACCTCATAAAAATAGGGTTCTTCGAAATAAACCCACAGAAAGGTATACGAATAAATAAAGATTTTACTCCAGTTGATCAAAGACCACTGCTAAAAGATATTTAATATGGCAAATCCAGCCGTTAAAAATGGACATATAAAAATAGCAAATGAACTTATAGAACATCTTGCAACTGTTAGCATATCTGGTAGTGAAATGCGAATAATTTGGGTTGTTTGGAGACATACATGGGGTTGGAAACAAGGCGAAAGACGCAAAGATTGGGACTGGATAAGCGTAACACAGTTTGAAAAAGCTACTGGAATGAAAAAAGCAAATGCCTATAATTCATTAAAATCACTATTATGCAAACGCATAATACTTCGTGAAAATAATCGCTTAAAATTCAACCAAAACTATAATGAGTGGCTATTATGCAAACGCATACCAGTATTATGCAAAAGCATAACACCTATTATGCAAAAGCATAACAAAACAGTTATGCAAAAGCATAATAACAAATACAATAAAGCAAATAATACAAAAGAAAGCATTTTTTTTAAAAACCCTAATTTTACAGAAGCCTACAAGGGGTTTGTGCAGATGCGGAAAAAAATGAAAAGACCATTTACTCCAAGAGCAGAAAGTTTGATATTAAAAAAGTTAGAAGAACAAAGTGTAGATATAGCCACACAGATGTTAAACACAGCCACAGAAAAAGGATGGACAAGTGTTTACCCCCCGAAAGAATTACAATACCTAGATATTTATGATGAAATAGCTGAAAGAATTAAAATACTTGTAGCCAAAGACCACGATATAATGATAGGCGATTTTTCTGGGCAGTACCTCCAAAGCGAATTTGGACAATATAACGCTAGTAGGCAAGAAGAGTTTTTTACAAAGGTCGTTGAAAAACTAGCCAAAAATCAAAGTTTTATAGATAAACTCCGAAATTTATGTGCGAACTTAAAAAAATAGCCAAAAAATACATAGATGCTGGAATATCTATTGTACCTATAAAACAAGGAGAAAAACGTCCTATGATTGACTGGAAGGAGTACCAAACTAGGTATGCTACTGATGAAGAACTTGATTTGTGGTTTCAGAATAATGAAATGAGTATAGGGATTGTAACAGGTAAAATATCTGGTATCACGGTTGTGGATATTGATGCAAAATCAGGAGGACTTGAAACGCTAAAAACTCTTGGACTCCCTATAACTTGGACTGTAAAAACTGGAGGTGGTGGGTGGCATTATTACTATAAATATACAGATAAACTTGTTGGGACTCCTGGACTATATCAGGGTATAGATATTCGCAACGAAGGAAACCAAGTTGTTGCTCCACCAAGCAAACATCAGTCAGGAAAACGCTATGAGTGGACTTTCAAAGAAGACGAGATGACAGAATTTCCTATTGAACTTTTTGATACAGTAAAACAGAAAGAAAAAAAAGATTGGGCAGAAATAATAAAGTCAGGAGCAAAAGAAGGCTCACGCAATCAAGATGCGACCTCTCTATTTGGTAAACTAATGAATATTTATAGACCAGAAGAATGGAAAAGTATTGTTTGGAACATTGCTTTGTATTGGAACTCTAAAAGTCAACCACCAATGACTGAAAAAGAATTGAAAAGTTGTTATGAGCATGTAGCAAAAAGAGCGATAAACGATGTAAGACCACCGACAGAAGAAGAAATAAGTAAAAAGTTGACAGGAAAAAAGGCTAGCGATTTTCAAGAATGCTTAATTAAAAAAACAAAAGAACCACGAGTATTCTATGACTGGGGTACTACTTGGATGGACAAAACTTTTCCATTTCTTGAAAAAGGAACATACACGGTGTTCTTCGGGCAACAAGGTTCTGGAAAGACTACCTATTGCTTACACTTAGCAAGACATAACGCCAAAAAACATAAAGTATCTTTCCTTACAACTGAAATGAGCCGAGAAAAATTGATAGAACTGTACTGCATAAAACGAGCAGGTATAACAGATGAACAGTTTAAATCAGGAGAGTGTGATATTGAAAAAGCTATCAATGATTATCTACCAGAATTGAACAATATAAACTTTATTGGAATTGATGATAAGAATTTATTTGAAGAATATGCTATTGAAGAAATTAAAAAAATAATTGAAAAAAATGAACCAGAAGTTTTAATCATAGACAATCTAGACAAGATAACAGCAAAAGGTAAAACCGAACTTGAAGTTAGTAAAGCAGTGTCCGCAGGTATTTTACAATGTGCAAGAACAACAGGTACAGCAATAATCCTTATACACCACGCCAATAAGCTGTTAGCAGATAAAAGCAGGACACAAAATCCATATCAAATGCGTGGATTATCAGGTTTTAGAGGAACGAATAAGATAGCAGACGATGCAGATATAATTATAGAAATTGGAGGAATAAACCCAAAATATGTAGAACAAGGTGGTTTTGTAAATTTTAATACCTCTAAAATTTGTGCGTATAAAGACCGTAATTTTAATCGTAAAGGATCACAAGTGGTCGAATTTATACAAGGAGAATTTAGAGATTTTAATTCATCATTTAATTCAATCATCAATGAAGAAAAAACAATCAACATTGATACAATACCTTTTTAATATGAAGCTAGAAAGTACAAATATATTTGTAGAAGAACATGAAAATAATAGAATTAAAATAATAATAAAACTGTCTAATTGTGATTTTATATCCTTTGTGATTGATAGATACAGAACTGAAGAATTGAGAGATTTGTTAAATGAATTTTTTAATAAAATTTACTAATATGAAAAGCACACAAGAGATATTAAGTAAAAAAATAATTTCGTTTACTTGCAAATGCCCTCGTTGTAATGAAAGTCAATGCTACACCTTTTGGGATAATGAAACTAAGAAACACAAATATCGTTGTGCATTTTGTTGGAAAGAAGATTTTTTATTTAATTTGAAATATGAGTCTCAAAGAAAGATTACTCAACTACCTGCGTAAAGTATGGTTCAAAGATCATAACCTTTGGATACCAAAAGGACACCTCGAAGGACTAGCGAAAGGCGCAGGGTATCTCGGAGATAATGGTACACGCAGACTTCGTGAGTTATGCGAAGAGCATAAAATTGAACGTAGACAAGCAGGAATAAGTATAGAATATAAATATTTACCAACTATCACAGAAATAGCACAAATAACAGATAAATTATGAACTGGGAACAATACATAGGAAAAGTTATCCCCACAGTAGATAAATACCTCTTGACAATACCACAATATAGTACTATACTTACAATGTAAGAGAAAGAGACACGCTCCTATGAGCCAAAAGCAAGCAGACAAAGCGAAAGCCTAGTCGCCAAGAACACGGTCTTAATCTCTTACATTAACTTTAATTATATGGATGAACTATATCAAATGCCTTTCAGTCAACTAGAGGAAGCATATAACGATCATGATTGTCATCTTTCACGAGAAGATGGATGTCTGCTCTGTCAAGCATACAGAGCACGTCTATCAGAAAACACAGATGAAGACGAAAAAATAGACGAATATAAATTAGGTAATTTACTTGTTGTATGAACTTACCAGACCAAAGAACAATAGAAATCTTAGCTCAAGTAGTTTATAAAGCTATGATGGATAAAAACGATACTCTTATCTTAACAAAAGAACAATGGGAATTACACGAAGAACAAACTCTTCAATTAGCCCGTAACATAATTAAGGTAAATAATAAAATAAACCATACGAAGTAATATGCTTAAAGAAATCTTAATAAAGGGAATAAACGTAAAAGAACCTAAGAAATTCTCAAAAGATGGTAAAACATGGGACTCATGGCCTGTAGGGATTGTAATAGAAAACCAACAGGGGCAAGATGAATGGATTAACGGACTTGTGAACTCACACCCGCAATGGCAAAAAGGCGATAAAGTTACACTCGAAATATGGAAAGATGAAAAGTGGGGTTGGAAGTTTAAATTACCGAGACAGGATGACATGCTGGCACAACGCCTGACCGCTCTAGAAGCCCGTGTAAGCGTTTTAGAGGGTAAAAAGGACGGGAATATGAATAATGTGGAAAACGCAAGTATAGAGATACCTTTTTAACCCACAATTATCGCACTTTACAAATAATAGCATAAATGATATTATGATACTGCTATCAGGCAATCATAATTAAAGAATTCTTTATTTAACAGAAAACCGTTAGATGCCTGATAGCTACTAGCGGTTTTTCTGTTATGTTGAGGATTTTTATGATAAATACTTGCTATTATTGTGGTATATATGCAGATACGAAAGACCATATAATTCCAATCTCTTGGAATAGAACTAGCGGTAGAAAAAGAAAAGAAAACCAAAGAGAAAATTTAATTTATGCTTGCAAAGAATGTAATTGTCTAGCTAGTGATAAAGTATTCGAAAGCAAAGAAAAAAAGAAAGATTATTTACAAGAAAAATTAGAATTAAGGTATAAAAAAATTCTTAAAATGCCAGACTGGTCTGATGACGAATTACAAGAATTGAGTGTAAAATTACGTAAAGATACAATGATAAAAATTTTAGCAAAGCAGTGGATAATAAATCGCATCGCATATCCAAATATCATTTACCCTGAAGAACCGATTAGAGCACAGATGAAAAAAATACAAAAATTATTCTAATCTAAAATATGCGTACTATAAAACAAGTACTACTAAACATGAAGCAAGCTGTAGAAGAAAAGCAAGCTATAAGCCCGAGTCAATGGGTAGATTGGGGATTAGAATTAGCTACGCTTACTCAAGACCTACAAAATGAATTAGACAAAGCAGAAATAAATTACAAACGTAGAATAGCAGAACGTATTGAACAAGACCCAAAGCTATCAATGGCTAAAGCAGAGTTACTTGAGCAAGCTAGGAGAAACGAAACAGGCGAATCCACTGAATATGAATTATACAAATACTTAAAAGGAAGGTACACGCTAATAGACCAATTTATAATGTTAGCAAAAGTAAGAGCAAAAATAAACTATGAATAAAAAACTACATAGACTAGGATCTCTCAAAGGGATTTATCTCAAACACCTTAATAAATGGATTAAGAAAAAAGTTGAGATGAACGCACTTGCAGATGAAAAAATAGCCTACTACACACAAAAGAAAGAAGAGTATGAAAAGAAATACGAAATAGCTAAGGCATTAAAGTATACCGCGATAAATAAAGATATAACTAAATCCTGCTTGTGCGAGCGATGATGGTTTTGTACAAATATCCTATGGCGGAGAATTACTCCAGCTAAAGCCCATAAAGAAAAAACATGAAAAGGAGTAGTAACAATTTTACCAAGTATAAGGAAACTTGCGAGAAAGTTATTGAGCACGCGGATGAACGATGCGAAGTAATGATAGATGAATATGGAGACGCTTGTTCTGAATTACCTAAATCACGCTGTGGTAAATTTATTCCATTTGACCAAGCACGTGCGATTAACTTTCTTCATACCTCCACTCGTAACGGGAAAACTGATGAGTGGGTGCTTGACCCAGAGAATATAGTGTATGGTTGCGAAAAACACCACATTGAGGAAGAGCGTACAGGAAAACGTGTTGAGCGTTGTAATTACGATGATATAACATACATACCAGAATATGAGTGAAACATCAATTGTCGGAGCATGTCTTGACATTCTAAGAGCATATAAAATCTTCGCCTACCGAAATAACACAGGAGCATTCAAGACTGAGCGTGGAGGATTTGTACGATTTGGCAGCAAGGGAAGTCCTGATATTATAGCCGTCTACGGGGGGCAGTATATCGGTATTGAGTGCAAGGACAAGACTAAACAAAGCCAAAGCCAAAAAGATTTTCAAAGCGCCTTGGAAAACGCAGGCGGGTTTTACTGGCTAGTTCATTCAAGCGAGGAGCTAGAAACTAAACTTAAAGATAACTCACTAACATAAGCGTATAAAATACTATGTCAAACCTAGAACAACTTAAAAAAGCAATCATTCAATTAGCACATGATTTTGAAAGAGCTAACTGGGCTGGTGCGCAAGAAAGAGTTAAATCAATCCTCAATGAGCCTGAAGAACTAGATAAATTAACTCATCCTATGTATATAGTAGGTGCGGAGAAAGTCCCAGAAGGAGATTTTAAACCAGATGTAAAAACCACTATCAACAATAATGAGCTCGAAGAAATTGATGGACATAAAGTTTTTGGAATAAGTGAGTGTTGTAACGCCCCCTTGTTTGCGTGTGAATGTCCTGTCAAAAGAACAGACTATCGTTATTGCTCAAAATGTTACAAGCATCTTGGTGAAATAATAAATGAGCCTGAAGAAAATGACCCTTATTTCTGTTACGATACTACACATAAATGGGTATACAAAGATACATTGAAATGCCATACGTGCGATAAGCCTATAAAAACAAGAGCCGAGCAGGATAATGAGCCTGAATGGAAAGAATGTTCTGAATGCGGTGGTATGTCAAAAGATTTAACTAACACAGAACTAGGACAAGAACTTAAAAAAGCTATTGAAGAACCAACCTTAGAAGAAAAACTAGAGGCGATAGAAAAATGGGTAGAAGAATGTGAATTTAATAAATTTAATTTAGATAAAAAAACATACAATATTCAAAATAAAATTGATGAACTCTATAACTCAATAATCACCCATAATGTGGAATACCCCCTAACATGGAGTAATAAATAAATATGTTTGACGCAACGCCAAAATTTAATGGTAATGACGCAACGCCAGATTATATGAAAGAAGAAATTAAATGCCCATTTTGTGGCAAGAAAAAACAAACAAGAGTAGAAATTTGTCCTTGTGAGATTGCACCAAAGTATGACCCTGATTATGAAGAATGGAGAAATAATTAACCCCCTAAAAGGGAGTAATGAATAAATAAACCTATGAAAAAAAATGGATTGTTTAGTAGTAAAACCCCAGAATGGGAAACACCTCAAGACTTTTTTGATGAATTAAATAAAGAGTTTAAGTTTGATTTTGATGTTTGTGCCACAAAGGAAAACACAAAATGTAAACTATTTTGGACTAAGGATGACGATGCTCTTTCGAAAAACTGGTACGGAGATTGTTGGATGAATCCACCTTACGGGAGAGAAATTGGTAAATGGATCAAAAAGGCGAGTGAATCATCTAAAAAAGAATATTGTTCGGTTGTGTCTTTATTACCAGCGAGAACAGATACGAAATGGTTTCACGACTATATTTATAAAAAACCAAAAACAGAAATTAGATTTATAAAAGGAAGATTGAAATTTAGCGGTTCAAAAAATTCTGCACCATTTCCAAGTATGATCGTAATTTTTAACTAACCCCTAACAGGGAGTAAACCAGTAATACTAGCTGGGACAGAACAAGCAGTGAGGGCTTAGGCTCTCTTCACGGTCAAGCCATTGGCGGATATGTGTGGTGTGCACAACAGATGGAAAACCACTACCTCAGAGAGGACATATCTAGCAAAACTGTAGCCTGCTTGTTCTATCTTAGTTAGTATTAAATAACCCCTAACAAAAAATAATAAATAACAATTTTATATATGAGAGCCAAATACATTTATGAACTATGTGAAGAGATGGAAAAAAAAGAAGTTTTAGAATTATTAGTTACAATAACGTTGGACTATTTTAGAAAATACCCAAAAAAAGCAGAGGAATTATGGTATGGAGGCGGAGGTATTGTGGAAAAATCTGCTGGTCATTTTGAACTGCCTGACTTAGAGGTAGTTGATTTTAACGGAAACACTGATGTGGTGTTAAAAAATTGATATGAAAACTATTTTACATTTATGTGCCGACACTGGTTCTGACACAAAACCTTATAAAGATGCTGGTTACAATGTAATTTTAGTTGGGAGTAAAATTGGAGTAGAAAACTATCATCCACCAAAAGATGTTTATGGAATTATTGCCAACCCTGTATGTACAGAGTTTTCAACAGCGAGAAGTAATGGTAAAGCTAGAAATCCAGAAGAAGGATTAAAACTTGTAAAAGAATGCCAACGTATTATAAAAGAAGCTAAACCAAAGTGGTGGGTAATTGAAAACCCAGCCAAAGGAGTTTTAAAAAAGTATTTAGGAAAACCTGCGTTTGAATATGAGCCTTGGTGGTATGGAAGTCCTTGGACAAAGAAAACCGCACTGTGGGGAAACTTTAATATACCAGAAAGACTATATGACAACTGGGAAGACGTACCAAAATTAGAAGGATTATATATACGACCAGGTAGAGGAAAACCATCGCTTGCATTTATGCACAAATCGCACTATAAATTTATACCAGAATTCCAATGCTTAAAAAAACCAGATAGCGATATGGAGTTCAGGTCAATGTGTTCACAGAAATTTGCAAAAGCATTTTTTGAAGCTAATAAACAACCCCTAAACACTATGTCCCTAAAAACTATCATGGAGGAAAACGAGAAGATGTTTGAGAAAAAATGGCAAATGGAAGTTTGTGACCAATGTGAGAGAGATGAAGAACACCAAATAAAAGATTGTAAAATGGAAACCCATTCCGTAAACCCTAAATTTGCTTTACAATTTTTTACGAAATTTATCTACTCATCCCAACTTCGTCTATTAGCGGGGGTGAGGGAGATGATTGAAAAAGAAAAAGATGAAACTGTTGATTTATACTATGTAGTCCAAAATATTCTCACCGAGCTTAATTTAAAATAAATATGACTACACGGAAAAAACGTAGATTATTTAACATAATTCAGGCTTTGACAATGTCATTGTTTGTAGGTTTTTTTTGGAAGTGCGGTTTTCACTCGTTTGCTATTGGTACGTTGATGTTCTTTTTATTTAATATTTTCGCTGAACTTTTTGATTTTAGAAATGATAACGATAAATAACTATGACCCTAAAACAACAATGGCAAACAACATTTCTCAACGCAGGCACAGAAAAAGGATTAGGTGACTTGTCAATGATGATTGGTGTTGTAAGTAGTATTATTGAAAAAGCAGTACAAGAGGAACGAGATAATTTAAGAGATAAAATATGTCATAATTGTAAAAAATATGTATAAAAAATGTACAATTTGTCATATTGAAAAGGAAGAAAATGAAGATAATTTTTATAAAAAAGACAGAAATAAGAGTGGTTTTGATAATAGATGTAAAGAGTGTTTTTTAATACTTGCTAGATACCATAATGCAAAAAATTATAATAAGAAAATATGGAGAAAAAAAGCTGAAAAAAGAAAAAAAGAAGGAAAACAGAAGAAAAATTCCAAGGAAATGATGAACAAATATCCATTAAAATACAAAGCAAGGTACAAACTAAGAAACAAAGTTTACAGTGGAAAAATTAAAAAAGAGGCGTGTGAAGTATGTGGTAATAAAAAAGTTCAGGCTCACCACGAGGATTATAATAAACCTTTTGATGTTAATTGGTTATGTATTGAACATCATAGAGACAGACACCGAAAACAAAAACTTTCTTTACTGGAATTACGAGCATCCCTCCTTAACAAAGAATAACTATGCTACAAAATTGCCCTAAATGTGGAAGTTATAATATCCAAATTACAACAGGCGGAATAATTTGTAATGATTGCGAAAAAATACCTATTCAGTTTTTAGTAGCCGACCAAACAGAAGACAATCATAATTTAAAAAGAGTTCAATGCCCAACTTGTGGACACTCACATTGGGAACCTAAAACAAAGAATAACTAACCCCCACAAGGGAACTAACTAAATATGAACAAACAAGAAATAAAAGACCTTAAAAAACATGGTTATAACCCAGAAAAAATCATTGAACCTAAAGGACAAATTTTGAATGGTTTAATAATTATGTCAAATGGGAGCAAAGAATTACACGATAGTGGATATCCTTTTATCAGAATATATGGGGTAGTAGAAGATGGTCTCGTTGAATTAGGATGGCATGACCATTATATTTGTGCGGTGCCAGTTAATATTGATAGTCTTGGTAAGAATATTTTTCATCTTTTTTTGTGGTGTGCAAAAGAAAAAAAATTGAAAGTCAAAGATAACTTTATAAGTTGTAGTAGTTTTGAAATAGGTGATATGTACGATACAGATGATAACTTTATTTATGTCGATTAACTCATCCCTCTCACTATGAGAGATAAATAGGGAATATATGACAAATAATAAAATAATTGAATTATTAAAAAGTGGAAATTTTACTATAGCTTATCATGATAACCAATCTCCAGCTTTATATAAAGGTCATTGGGAATATGAACAATTAGAAAATAAAAAAGAAATACCAATAGATAATTTTGATGATGGCTATTGTCCTGAAATTGTAGCACTTTTAACAAAAGCACTTGGCGGAAAATCAACAAGTGTGTAACTTACTCATCCCCTAAAGGGGAATAACTATAATAGTATGGAAGAAAAATACGATGGTGCTAAAACCTTAGTAGGTGAAACACCAGAAGTCCAAAAAGTAATGTTAATATTGGATAAAGAAATTCAAAGATTAGACGAAAATGTCGGTGCTTTAACAGCAAGATTATCAGGAGTCTTAATTTCAGAAAGACCAAAAGAGGTTGACGATGACAGGGCAACAAGAGATTGCAAATTAGCAGAGGATATTCAAAAAGATGTTGACGCCATTAGTAGAATAAATGAATTGATAGAGGAATTGAGATATAGAATAGCTTTATAATCATCCCACACACCCTACTAGGGTTGTGTACGGGGAGTGGCGTGGTAGCCAAGACAGGTATAATAATACTGCGTTATTTATGGTAGGGAGTAATTACCTGAGAGCAAAATACTAACAAGTCGCAGACCAACTGCCTCCTCGTACAGAGCTTTAGTAAATAATAAAGTTATATGAAGTTGAAAGTTATGATTATTGGAAATGGATAGAAGAATTAAAAATGTTAATAAAATCACCACGAAGTAATACTTCCTTATAGTTTATAGTTGTAAACTATATAGGGGGTACTACATGGCTCTTTATTACTTCGCTTTGCGAGTTCGCAGATGTACTACGTGTCTTCGCGATACGTTGCACCAAGTAGCCCGAGACAACAAAACGGGCGAACTGGTGTACATCTGTATTCACGATGACACAGAACA